ATCAATCGTAGGTTTTAAGATATCACGTGCGTTAGTTGATGAAATCGATGTACTACCAAAGGATAAAGCTAACCACGCATGGAATAAAATCGTCGCTCGTATGCGTCTTAAAATTGAAGGCGTTGAAAACAGCATAGGTGTAACTACTACTCCAGAAGGATTCCTCTTTGTCTACTCGAAATTTAAAAAAGACCCGTCCAAAAGCTATTCAATGGTTCAGGCTTCGACATACGAAAACGAAAAGTACTTACCCGACAACTACATTGACACATTAAAAGAGACGTACCCAGGTGAGCTGATTAATGCTTATATTAACGGTGACTTCGTAAACCTTACATCTGGTACAGTGTACAATGAATTCGATAGAGTCATAAATAATACAGACGTAACGTGGAACGGTCGTGAGGCATTACATATTGGCTTGGATTTTAACGTGACAAACATGTGTGCAGTTGTTTCAGTTATTCGCAAGGGTATATGTTATGATGTCGACGAAATCACAGGTGGGTACGATACACCGAGTATTATTAAGACAATAAACGAAAGGTATGAGAATTGTCAAATAAACATATATCCTGATGCAAGCGGTAAGAACAGGAACGCCCAGGGTGCTTCAGAGTCATCCATACAGCTACTACAGCAAGCAGGTTTCCAGGTATATGCCAAGAACAAGAACCCGTTTATAAAAGATAGGGTGTTGGCTATGAATACGAGCTTCATTAAAAGACTTCATTTTGTAAATGTTAAACGGTGCTCTGTGCATACGTCTAACCTAGAGCAGCAGGTGTATACTAAAGCAGGCGAGCCAGATAAGACGAGTAACAATGACCACAGCGTTGATGCAAACGGTTATTTAATACACTATAAATATCCGGTTATCAAGCCCAGTACCACAGCAGCGCGTTTAATAGTATAATGAACAAAAATCGGTTAAGCCGATGACCTAACATAATTAATAGGCTTAATATGACTACAGTATCCGAACCAAGAGATGAATACACCGACCAGTTAATAGACGTGCAACGTAATCGCGCGGCTGTCGCTGGTGAACGTTCTGTAAAGCGTGGTGGTGTTAAGTTTTTACCACCATTAGCTTCTATGTGTTGCTCTGTCACCTATGATGATAGCGGTGAACAGCAATTAAGACAGAACATATCATTAACCAAAGAAGGCCAAGCGGCTTACACTAAGTACCTAGCACTCGCTTCATTCTATGGTGCAACAGGTCGAACTGTTGATGGGTTAGTGGGTCTGATATTCTCAAAAAAGCCAGTTCAAGAGTTACCAGCAGCAATTGAATACCTTGATACCAATGCAGACAGCAAAGGTAATTCGTTGCGTGATTTAGCTAAGAAAGCAGCAACCGAGGCCATGATATCACCTCGCTCTGGGTTGTTAGTTGCTAGACCATCTACGCCTGAAGGCTCCAGTATTGCAGATGTAGAGGCTCAAAACCTACGACCTAAGTTGCTATCATATAAATTCGAAGACATTATTAACTGGGATTATGAAGTGGTTAATAACGTTGAGAAGTTGTCTCTTGTTGTGCTGTGTGAGCTAGTTACAAAGCGTGAAGGATTCAAGGTTGATGTTGAGAAACAATATAGGGTATTAGAGTTAGTTGACGGCGTATATAATCAGGCGCTATACAATGATGGGGGCGAGCTAATAGAAGAGTTATTACCTGTTACAATTAACGGTGGCACGTCAGATGAAATACCTTTTTACTTTATCGAAGTAGGAGCCGAAAACAAATCTGTTATCAATGACCTAGTAGATATGAACTTCCATCATTATCAGGTTAGCGCAGACTACAACAGTAAAAACCATTTTAGCTCATTCACTATTTGGTATGAAACGGGCGCTGATTCTGGCCAGAACATGCTTATGGGTAACGGTGTCAAGTGGTCAAACAGAAACACTGATGCGACATTCGGTATATTGCAACCAGACGGTAATGCTGATGCGCTTAGAATCTCACTACAAGACGATGAGCAGCGAATGGCAGCATTAGGCGCAGAAGCGTTAAAACCTCGTCAGAGTGGTGCTGAGAGCGCAGAAGCTAAGAGCTTAGACCAAGTTGCACAGAACTCAACTACAGCAGATGTAGCCATCACAATCAGTGAAGCATTAACCAAAGCGTTAAACTTTGCTGCTATGTGGATGGGGGGTACTGAAGAAGCTGTTTACGAATTAAACACAGACTACAACCCTACCGGTATGAGCGGCCAGGATTTAACTGCCATGGTTTCAGCATATCAGGGTGGCGCTATATCGTATGAAACATTATACGAGAATTTACAACGTGGTGAAGTTGCAGGCTCAGAGCGTACAGCAGAAGAAGAAAAAGCACTGATAGCCAATGAAGACACAGGCATGAATGAAATGCCTGTTGAAGATGAAGATGAAGAGCCAATAATAGTTGAAGATGATGAGGCTGATGAGTGACAGACCTAACCATTCAGCAATCTGCCCGTCACGCTGTTTATGTACAGCGTTTCGGCGGTCATCTTGCTAACTTATTTGACCCATATCTAACTAAGCTTCAACGTGAGCTTAAAATACTTATGGCTGATGCACCAACAGAGACCACCAATATTAGGCGTATTAATAGCCTAATATCCGAGTACAAAAAAGCCTCGATGGTTATCTATGGTGAATACACAACAGACATATTGCTCAAAGAGCTAAAGGAATTTGCAGGTGACGAGGCAGCATGGCAAGCAGCGGCACTTGATAAGGCTATAGATTCACCTTCAGTCATTTTATCAACACCCGCACCAGCTCAAGTTTGGGCGGGGGTTACATCAGAGCCTTTGGTGTTTCCAAACAGTGCAGGTGTTAAGCTATTAGAGCCATTTATAAAAGGCTGGGAAACCAATCAGATTGAAAAGGTCAGTAACGTTATCCGCACAGGCTTTATCACAGGTCGAACCAATCAACAGATTACCCAAGACATTGCAGGTAAAAACGGCATACTGAGTAAGCAAAACAGAGCATCAATCAAGACGATGGTCCGCACTGCTACTACTCACACATCTAACTTAGCACGTCAAGAGATGTTCAATAACAACGATGATGTGATAATAGGTTATGAGTGGGTATCTACGCTAGACGGCCGCACCAGTGACGTGTGTAAGGGTTTAGACGGAAAGGTATACAAGAACGCAGATAGCCACAAACGCTATCCACCAGCTCACCCCAATTGCCGCAGCAGTACCGCACCCGTATTAGATGCACGTTATAAATTAGACGACAGCGTGAACACCAGAGCGTCAAGAGGCGTTGAAGGTGGACAGCAGGTTAAAGCTGATATCAGTTACTATGATTGGTTAAAAGAGCAGGGCGCACAGGGGCCAAAAGGTAGAGCATTTGTACTTGATACCCTTGGAGATGAGCGTGGTGCATTGTTTTTAGATGGTGGGTTGTCAGTTAAGAAGTTTAAAAGCCTTACCCTGGATGAGATGTTCCAGCCTATTAGCCTCTCGAAATTGAGAGGTAAACAGTCGCTAGAATTAGCATTTGATAAGGCTGGCGTAACAGGCTCGAACAAGAAAATAAGATTATCAACACGCAATAAAGCAAAAGTCACTGATAACAGAATAAATAATATAAATAAATCATCAAGGGTTTCTATATCAAATAGGGACATTCCAATAGTTAACTCAAGCGCGGGCGTACTGCCAAGAAAAGCGCCAGCGTCCACAATATTTTCAGATAAAATTACTGATGATGAGTCGGCATATTTGGAATATTACAAAGGGGAAGGGTTTTATAAAAGCAATAAAATACTCAGGGATAGGGGAAATTATAGTGCAGGCGAGATAGCAGACGCGCAGCGGATGAATGACACGATAAACTCAGCTATTGGAAAGTCAATTTTAGACGATGATTTGGTTATGTATAGAGGCATCCGTAGCAGTGAGTTGTTTAATTCTATTGATGATTCGGCAGTTGGAGCACTAATACCAATAGGCACACCGCAAAGTTTTAGCCGTGACGGTAAGGTTGGATTGACATATTCTGGTGCAATGAAGGTTGGAGATGATTATGTAAGCGCGGGCAGTGAGTCAGTTATACTTAGGCTTAATGCTAAGAAAGGGCAGAGCGCATTGGATATGGAAAGACTTTCAGGCATTGGCGATACTTCTGAATCCGAAATGCTTTTATCTTCAAACGGTAACTACAAGATAATAGGCACGGAGGATAGATTCTCTCCAGATGGACAGTTATCGCTTAAAATAATTGATGTTGAATACGAGGGTGAGGGTTCGCCATGATTAATATTGAAAAAACTGAATACGATAGGGTTAACGCAAACAAAAACGGCGCTCAAGATATACTTGACGCCATTAAAAAGCATAAAAAACAGTCATTGCAGTTAGCAACAAGTATTTCCAATTAGATTAAAAGGTGTTAAAATGTAAATTAATCTTTACGGTACTAAGTACTTTAATCAACCTCAAGGGTTTAACATGTTAAACGGGCTAGACAAAATAGAAGGGCTAACGCCTGAGCAAATAGAGGCAGTTAACGGCCTCGCCGGTGGATTAATCAGTAAGAAAACTGAGCTAGAAGAAAAACTCTCTAAAGCTAAGGGTTCATTAAGTTCTGAGGAATCTGCACAAGAGAAATTACGAATTCTAGAGGCTAATATTGAAAGACAGCAGCTAGAATCCAAAGAAAATTACCAAGGCGCGCTATCTCTCAAAGAGCAAGAATACAGCATCGCACTGGAAAAACTAACGGCTGGCACAACCGAGAAGGATGCGCTAATACATAAGTTGTTAGTTGATAACGGGTTAAGCACCCAGCTTGTACAGTATGGAGTTAGTAAGGATTTGATGCCACTAATTCAGCAGGCGTTATCATCACAAGCAAGCATCGTCGATGGTCAAGCCATGATTGGCGAACAATCACTAAGTGAATTCATGAAAGTATGGGCAGACTCACCCCAAGGCAAAGCTAGCCGAGTTGCAGTAAGCAATTTAGGTGGCGATGGTATAGGTGGTGCTGGAAGCTCAACACCCAAACAGATGAAGGACATGAATGGTCAAGAGCGCACCGCGTTATTCCAATCTAATCCCGTAGAATTTAATCGCCTTAAAGCAGAAATGCAGGCACAAAAAAAGTGAGTAAATAACAATGGCTTCAACTCAAATTAGTGATGTAATCGTCCCGGAAGTATACGAAACGTATATGGCGGAAAACCTCCCAGAGAAAACAGCGTTTTTCGATTCTGGTGTAGTTGTACGAAATGGCATGTTAGATGGTAATGCAACTGAAGGCGGAAACACAGTAAATCTTCCCTTCTGGCATGATTTAGACCCGACCGTTGAGCCTAACGTATCTGATGATACGACTGGCAGCGCAACACCTAACAAGCTTGGCACAGGCAAACAGATTGCACGTTCTGCTT